AACGATTTGCTTGCAAATAAGGATCAGGGAAAATGAAAGAGAATTGGGATGCTAGTTTTGAAATGGTGCTCAAGCATGAGGGCGGCTATGTAACCATCCCAAAGATCCGGGCGGAATGACTAACCTTGGGGTAACCAAGCGCGCATGGGAAGAATATCTTGGCCACGAGGTCGATGAGGCGGCAATGCGCGCCTTGACCCCTGATGTTGTCAAACCGTTCTACAAGAAATGCTACTGGGACAAAATTAAAGGCGACGATTTGCCGCCCGGTGTTGATTACGCCGCGTATGATTTGGCTGTTAATTCGGGCACAGGCCGCGCTGCAAAATACCTCCAGCACATTGCTGGCGTTCCGATGGATGGCGCAATCGGCCCCAAATCCCTTGTCGCAATTCAATCTTGCGACCCAGAGCAAACCGTAGATGTCCTTTGTGACATGCGGCTAGACTTCCTTAAGCGCCTCCCGACATGGGGCACTTTTGGCAAGGGCTGGGAGCGCCGAGTCAATGATGTTGAAGCCAAAGCTAGCAAACTAGCCCAGACGTAGCATCTTAATATCTGCAAGAAAATCTCTTTCTTTCTATCAAGAAAAGAGGGATAATGTTGCACCATGTGACGGGTGAATAAATGACAACAGGTCTCACATATTCACAATACGTCACACAGATTGCGACCTTGGCTGTCGTTTCTGAGACTGATCCAGCCTATGTGACTATTTTGCCGCAGATGATTACGTACGCCGAGAACCGGATGTATCGTGATATTGATTTCATGTTTACATCCACCTCCCTGCACGGAGCAACATTTGTTCTAACTCCCGGCAGTCGAAATCTTTCTTTCAACATCAACCTAGCTTCCAATAGCCTTTCATCTGAAGGCACATTTGTCGTAAGCGAGCAGATCAACCTTTTAACTGACGCTGCCGGTAATGCCTCGACCTCGACAGACCCAGACACTTGCGTGCGTGTTCCTCTTTTGCCGACGACGAAAGAATTTCTCGATGCAGTCTATGGCTCTTCGCTGGCCGCCAACCGTGGAACGCCAAAGTACTTCGTACCCTTCAATGAGACCCTGTTTTTCGTCGGACCTGTGCCCGATCAAGCCTTCCCTGTTGAGGTGGTCGGAACCTATCGACCTAACAGCCTTTCATCGACGAACACCTCGACATTCATCAGCCTTTATCTGCCTGACATTTTCATTATGGCGTCGATGGTTTACATCAGCGCATACCAGCGCAATTTTGGTCGTCAGTCTGATGATCCGGCCATGGCTCAGAGCTATGAGTCCCAATACAAGGCGCTGCTGCAGAGCGCAATTGTTGAAGAGGCTCGCAAAAAGTTTGATGCGGCTGGTTGGTCCTCGCAGAGTCCGGCCACCATTGCAACTCCGACAAGGGGCTAATCCATGCCCCACAACTCTCTGAAGCTGATCCCTGGAGTTGACGCCAACAGAACCCCTGCGCTCAATGAAGCTGCTATATCAGAATCAAACCTAATACGTTTCATTCCAGACCGCCAAGGTTTCGGTCTGGTGCAGAAACTCGGCGGATGGGCTAAATGGTTTACCAACCCAATCGGATCTATTGTTCGCAGCCTTTTGGCTTGGGAAGACACAAATAATAATTCTTATCTCGGCATTGGCGCAGAAAGCTCTCTTGGCTACATCAGAGATGATTCATCGCGCAACCTTGTTAACATAACTCCACAGACCTCAATTTCTTCTTCTGTCTCGGTTCAGATTTCAACGACTTCTGGATCGAATGAAATTATTATAAAACAAGTCGGCAGCAATATAACGAGCTACAACAGTGTTTTTATTGAAACACAAATAGCTGTCGGAGGTCTGCTTCTTTTTGGAGTTTATCAATGCTATGCGTTGACAGCTGACACTTACAAAATCTATGCGTTTGACACTCTCGGTGATCCTGCTTATGCAACCTCCACTGTTGCACCTCCTGGAGCTGGAGTGGTTGCCAGCTATGCGACGACAAATGTGGCGTAAAGTGTCACAGTCACTTTGGCGAATCATGGTTGGGCTGTCGGAAGCTATGGGCAGAATTATGCAGCTGTGGTTCCGACAACAGTTGGCGGGATTACCATTCAAGGAAATTACACCGTAATTTCTGTTACGGCATCCAACACATTTACAATCCAGGCTGCTGAATCTGCGACATCGACGACGACAGGATCACAGAACGGCGGAAACGCCTATTATAAATACTTCATCGGCATTGGTCCGCTGCCTGCAGGCACAGGCTATGGCGCTTCCACCTATGGTGGCGGCGGCTATGGGACAGGCACCACCCCAACCGCTGCCACCGGCACCCCGATAACTGCGGTCGATTGGACGCTCGACAACTGGGGCGAAACTTTTATTTCTTGTCCGCTCGATGGTCCGATTTATCAGTGGAGCCCTGCCACAAACAGCTTGATCGCGACGATCATGCCTTTCGCTCCGGTGCTGAATAGCGGCATGTTCGTGGCTATGCCCCAGCGGCAGATCGTCGCTTGGGGATCGACCTTTAATGGCATTGCGGATCCGCTTTTGATCCGCTGGTGCGACATTAGCAATTATGATATTTGGATTGGTACCGTTTCCAATCAGGCTGGTAGCTATCGCATCCCAAAAGGCTCGACAATCGTCCAGTGTATCCAAGGCCCACAGCAGGGTCTGATTTGGACCGACCTTGCAGTTTGGGCGATGCAGTACGTCAGCCTTCCTTACGTTTACCAATTCAACGAGCTCGGCAACGGCTGTGGGCTGATTGGCCGCAAAGCGGCAGGATCAATCAATGGCATCGTCTATTGGATGAGCCAAAGCTCTTTCTTCCGCCTCGCCGGCAGCGGCGTTGAGCCTGTTGCTTGCCCAATTTGGGATGTCATTTTCCAAGACCTTGACGAAACGAATCTTAACAAAATCAGATTCGCTGCCAATTCCCGTTTCGGTGAAGTCACTTGGTATTATCCGACAAAAGGAAATGGTGGCGAGATCAATGCGTATGTGAAATACAATGTCGTGCTAAACCAGTGGGATTTTGGCACACTTCAGCGGACAGCTTGGATTAACCAGTCGGTTCTTGGCCCTCCAATTGGGGCAGACTCTTCAGGTTTCATCTATCAGCATGAAGTCTCCCAGAATGCTGATGACCAGCCGATGAATTCCAGTTTCCAAACTGGCTATTTTACTCTTGCTGAAGGCGACGTCAAAACTTTTATCGATCAAGTTTGGCCGGACATGAAATGGGGCTATTACAATGGCGCACAGGGCGCGAACGTTCTTATGACGTTCTATGTCACTGATTATCCCGGTGCAACGCCAATCACCTATGGTCCATTCACCCTTACGCAATTCACAGAATTTATCACTCCACGTTTCCGTGGTCGTCTTGTGTCAATCAAAATCGAAAGCAATGACATTGATTCTTTCTGGAGAATCGGCAATATTCGCTATCGGTTCCAGCCAGATGGGAAATTCTGATGGCTAGTCTTGACGACATCCTAACAACGCAGAAAAACGGCGTCGTTGCCCTTTCTGGCATAGGCATCGCTCTTCTCCGCTCTCAAGGTGCAATAACGTCTGCGACAGTTACTGCATCAACTTTGATTGTTGCAGGAAAAGGCTATATCGTAAATTTCTCCGTTGTGGTTGCGGGCTCAACAGTCGGAACGATATATAATTCAGCAACAGCTGCAGCTGTGGCAGCAACAAATGCCCTTTGCGCTATTCCTTCTACAGTTGGTGTTTTTCAAACCGGACAAAACTTTTCTAATGGGTTGGTGGTCGTTCCCGGAACAGGGCAGTCAATAAATGTTACCTACGCGATAGGGTGATCCATGCCGCTCAATAAAAGTTCCTCGCAAAAGGCAGTAAGCTCCAACATCAGCGAGCTGGTGCATTCTGGTCGTCCGCAAAAACAGGCGGTTGCAATTGCATTGAGCACAGCGCGCAACAGCTTGCGCAAAAAGAGGGCGGCTGGCGGACAAACAGTTGCGACAAAGATGAGCGGCGCTCCGAAAACCATGCATCACAAAGGTCCGATCCATTCGGCTGTTGCCGGACGCACAGATCACCTCCCGATGCACGTCAAGTCTGGCAGCTACGTCATTCCTGCCGACATCATTTCGTCGATGGGCGAAGGCAACACGATGGCTGGTTTTAAAACCGCCACAAACCTTTTCTCCGGCCCACCGTATGCCGGCAAGGGCGGACCCTACCGTCAGGGTGCGACGCCTTATGGAGCTGCACTGCCGCGTGCAGATGGCGGAGAAACAATGGGCGATGAGCTTGTCCCGATTGTTGCGGCAGGTGGCGAATATGTCATCACTCCGGAGGAGGTGGTCATGATCGGCAACGGAAACCTTGATCACGGGCACAAAATATTAGATAGCTTCGTAAAGAAAATGAGAGCCAAGACAATCAAGACGCTGAAAAAGCTTCCTGGACCAAAGAAGGATTGATAGATGTCAAATGAAAGCGGCATAACTCTGGCCACCCCAGAAGACGAAGAGCAGATCCTTGCCATCGCCTCGAAAGCATGGAAAGAGAATGGTGTCGCGAACATCGATATTGAAAAGGTTCGCGGCATGATCCGCCCTGCTTTGTACCTTTGGCAGGGCCTTTGTGGGGTGATGAAACAGCCAGATGGCCGCATTGAAGGTGGGGTTCTTCTCCGTATGACGCAGATGTGGTATTCCAGTGCGTGGATCCTCGAAGAGAAGATCATTTTTGTTGACCCTGAATTCCGCAATGCCAAGGGCGGCAGAGCGCGCAGACTTTGCGAGTTCTCGAAAAAGGTTTCTGATGATCTTGGGATCCCTTTGATGATTGGCGTTCTTTCGAGCCATCGCACTGCTGCAAAGATCAAACTATATGAACGCCAATTTGGCGAGCCTGCAGGTGCCTTCTTTTTGTATGGCGCCAAAACTGGCCATGACATTATGATGGAGCATTGACATGGGTGGTGGTGGCAAGGGCGGTAGCTCTACGCAAACAGTAACGATCCCGCCAGAGGTTTTGGCGCGATACAATTCTGTCAATGCGCGTGCTGAGGAAACAGCTACAATTCCGTTCCAGGAATATAGCCAAGATCCAAGTGCATTTGTCGCACAGCTGAATCAAACTCAGCAAGCGGGTGTCGCGGGCGCAAGCCAATATGCCAATGCGGCCCAGCCCTATTATCAGCAAGCTGCTGATTATACAAGACAGGGTGCTGGTGCGGCCAATCCGATGGCCCTTGATCAGGGCGCAATTGACAAATACATGTCGCCATACCTCAACAATGTTGTTGGGACGACAATGGCCAATCTGCGTCAGCAGCAGACCCAAGAGCAGTCTGGACTCATGGGCGGCGCAGCCATGTCTGGAGCCTTTGGCGGAGACCGAGCGGGCATCGCTCAGGCTAATCTCGCCAAGCAGCAGAACATGGCGACGGGTTCAACTCTGGCGAACATCCTGCAGCAGGGCTACGGTCAGGCTCTGCAGACCGCTCAGCAGCAGCAAGGAATTGACCTCGGAGCACAACAGGCCAATCTCGCTCGACTGACTGGCGCTGGCTCACAAATGGGCGCGATCGGGACAGGCTCGCAAGCTGCGGGCCTCGCTGGTGCGCAGTCTCAACTCGCTGCCGGCCAGATTGGCCAGCAAACAGAACAGGCTGGCAAGTCTGCGCTGTACAACCAGTTTTTGCAGAAACAGGGCTACCCATTCCAGGTCACGCAGTTCTTGGCGAATGTCGCGACAGGCACAGGCGCTCTCACTGGCTCGACTACGGGCACGACACAAGCTTCCGACCGTCGCCTCAAGCACGACATCAAAGAGATCGGCGAAACTCACGACGGCGAGCCTTTGTATGCATTCAAATACAAAGGCGACGACACGACGCATTACGGTCCGATGGCTCAAAATGTCGAAGAGCGTCACCCTGAAAACGTCGGCCTTGCTGGTGGCTACAAGACAGTCGATTATGATGCTGTGGCAGACCGTGCCGCTGAAGCTGGCGAGAAACAGCATGCCGCCCATGGCGGACAGATCCACTCTGAAGGCGGAGTTGTGCTACCTTTCCGTGCGCGTGAAGGATTCGCCACGAGCGGCGGCGTCGGCGTGACCAATCCCGGCGTAGCTGCTGGGTTTGATCCTGACTTCATCAAGGCGCTGTTGGCAGACCGGGAGGGCAAATATGCAGCAATGTATGGCCAGCCCGGTGTTCCGTTCGGTGCACAAGGCAATCCCGGCAGCAAAGGTGTTGTGCCGGCTCCTATGGGTGTTGCCAAGCCACTCACCCCTGCCGCGCCTCCGCCTCGCCAGCAGAGCAGCACGGACAGTGCAATGGCGACAGGAAGCAAGATCGCCTCGCTTTATGGCGCAGGAAAGCAAGTCAAAAGTGACTATGAAAGCTGGCAAAAAGGCCGAGCTGAAAAGGCTGCCCTAGAAAAGGCTGCTGCTGAAAAGCCAGCGGCTGCAGTTGCCGGCGATCAGCGTGCTGAGGCCAATGTTCCGCAGCCTCCTGCAAGACCGACAAATCTGGCAGAAGCTCAACCTGCTGCTGACAGCCAGCTTGTTCAACAGGCTTCGCTCGTTTCCGATCAGCAGAGCCCGAGTGATCCTAATCCGCAGCTCGCTGCTCCAGAGCAGGTTGCTGATCTTGGTTCTGATCTTGGTTCTGATCTTAATTTGGGCGACTCTCTGTTCGCAGCTCGCGGCGGCGTGATTGGCAGCAAGCGCAAGGGCTATGCAAACCAAGGTTTCGTCACTCCTGGATATGATCCTGAAGTGAAAGCCACAGACATTATAGATCAGGTCGTTGACGAAGGCGAAAAAGAATCCAAAGACGACGTTTCTGAATTCAACTCCAGGAAAGCAAAAGGTCTTCCTAGAGAGGAAAAAGATCAAACTGGATCGACCATTGGCGGCCTCGCTGGCGGCATCGCCGGATCATTTTTCGGCCCCATCGGATCAATGGTCGGCAGCACAGCAGGAAAGTACCTCGGCTCTCAGTTCGCTTCAGGCGGGCTGGCCGAAGGTCGCCAGCACTTCAGCAGAGGCGGGTTGGGCCTTGAAGACCTCACGCGCAACACACTGCTCGACACTCCGGTTGATCCTGAAAACCCTGATCAGCCGCAGATGGCAAAAGCGGAAGATCTTGGCCTTGGGCGAATCCAAATGGCCAAGGCTGACACAAACACAGCCACGGATGCGGGCGGCGTTGCACCTCGTCCTCCGGCTAATATTCCTGACCAAAGGAAGGGTGAAGCTCCGGCTATTGAGCCAGAGAAAGCCAAACCAATGGAGGCTCCTCAGCCTGCAACAGATCGCCTCAAGCCTCGCCTGAAGCAGGACGAGATTTCTTCGCCTTTCTTGGCTGCTGCGAACAAGCTTGTTCCGGACCTTCCCGGTTTCCTCAAAAGCGAGAATTTCTTGATTCCTGCTCTTGCGACATTGGCCACTGGCCTTTCGTCAAGGGCACCCACAAGGACGCAAGGCCTCGGCGAAGCAATCGCTGGCGGTGTCGGAGCCTACACTGGCTTGCGCGGCCAGAATGCACAGATTGCCGAGACCGAGGCTCGCACAGAGAAAACCTTTGCTGACATCGTCAAGGACAACATCTATGAAGTCGGCGGAAGAATGCAGTTCCGGTATCTTAAGCCGGATGGCACATGGGGCTCAATGAGCCAGATTGATTATCTGCGCATGCCTCCGGAGGATCGCAATAAAATTCAGTTTGATCCGCGTATTTCTGGTGCTATGCCGCAGATCCTCGCTGGTTCGAGTTCAGCGCAAGGGGCGAGCTCCGGAGCTGGCGCTGGTGCCGGAGCCAATGCAGGAGTTGGGGCAAATCGCACAGTGCAGACAACTCCTCGTCCGATTGAAGGCACAGAGATCCAGCCTGATTCCGAAGCAATGGCGATGTCTCGTCAGAACCACGAGGCAATTGTTCAGGGCGGCAGACAGCGCGCTGAACAGGAGCCGGACTTTTACACACCGCAGAAAGAAATCGCCGATGCGTCCTTGAATGTCAGGCCGACTCTGACGACCCTCGCTGGCTCTTTGAGCTCGCTGCCTCGGGACAAGTCAATCTTGGCCAGCGGCAAGGTTCAAGAGGTCCTGAATCCTGTTGCACAATACATGAACGGTCTGTTGCGCGTCATGGGCTTGCCTGAAGTGGCCAATGCTGAAGACCTTGCCAATACGCAATCGGCCATGAAGTCAGTGGCTCAGTATCAAGACAGGGCTGCGAGCGATGCTGGCCGCAGAGCTTATGCAGCTTACGAGGCCTTGGCTAAAACAATTCCCACAACCTTGAATGATCCTAGGGCGCAGGGCAAGTTGCTTTCGACCATGTATCAGGCCAATCAGATCGAGCTTGATAAACAAAGGTATTTCGACGCGATGCGTCGACATGCAGAAACTTTCGATCCGGTGACTGCGCTGAAAACAGGTCGCTCGGCGAATGAGGCATTCAACAAAAAGTACAATGCTGAATTTTATTCCACCGAGAAAAAGAATCTCGAGGCAATGTTCGGCACACCCCTGATCGGAATGAAAGACCCTCGGACAGGCCGCGACATGACTGTCATGCAGCTTCTGACGACCAATCCGGGATCGCTGGACAAAGAATATAAAGATCAGATCGTCGCCAAATTCGGCGGTGATCCCAAGATCCTTCGCTACTTCAATATTTCTTACCCGTAAGAGGAAACCATGGCAGACAGACCTCCTCTTCAGTTCGGAAAAGATTACGCAACCGAGCCAGCCTTTGCGCCTGAAACGGCGCAGGGCAATGGGTCTGCACCACCTTTGACCATTTATGGCGGTGTCAAACCTAGCATTCCTGTGGGGCCAATGGATTCGTCCGCTGCGCCACCTCCCTCATCGCAAAATAGGGAGATGCGCCCTCCGGTTCAGTTCGGAGAGCCTTATTCTCCGGAGCCGAGCAAGCCTCTTGATCTGCGAGACATTGGCATGTCTGCCGCCACTCGTGGGGCAAAAAGTGCAATCGGCACAGTGATCGGCGCTCCGGGATCAATTGAAGAGACTGTCGGCAAAGACATTCCTGAATTCCTTCGCAACCGCTATCTCGGTATGAAGGAGCGCCTTGACCTGATCTCGCCTGAAGAAAAAGAGCGTGCCCAAAAAGCACCTTTGTATTCCGACCAGACCGCAGGTCAGGCCAAAGGTTACAATGCGCCATTCACTGGAATGCCGACCTACAGAGGTGTGACTGAGACTCTCCCAGAAGTTGCGCCTGTCCTCGGATACAAACCTAAAACACCTGAAGGCAAGGTCGCTGGAGAAGCAGCCGAATTCAGCGCGCAAGGCATCGCCGGTGGGCCAAGAGGCTTGCTGGGTAGGGTTGTGACTGGAGCGGCTGGCGGTGCGGGCGGAGAGCTTGCAGGACAGGCTGCAGAGCAGCAAGGCACGAGCGAGCTCGGAGCTCGTTTGGCTGGGTCACTTTTGGGCGGACTCAGTGCGGGCGCACTCACGCATGTCGGAACAGCTTTTCTGCGTCCGGGCAGTGTTGCGCAAGATAAGCTGATGCAGAATGTCTATCAGGATATGTCTCGTGGCGAAAGTCCGATGACTCTTGAGCAGTTCAACACTGCAATCAAAAATGGCACTCCTGTCACTGTTTTGGATCTTGCAGGTCCGAAAACTAAAGAGTTCCTTTCCAAATATGCGGAATATAATGGCGCCAACATTGATCGAGTCACAGAGCTCAACACATTTTTGAATAATCGTCTGCCGGAAGGCAACCTGCGCATTCAAGGCACAATCAAGCAGCAATATGGGCGCGATGTCGGCAATAGCATGAGTGCACCTGGAATGACGGATGCGGTTGAGCGTGCCGGCAGAATTGAACGCGACCAAATGTACACTTTGCTGCGCAATCACCCCGGCGCTCAACAAGTTGTTGTTGATGAGCTTGGCGACATTCGCAACAATCGCGTTTGGAGAGACGCAGAGAAATTCGCCAAAGATGCCGCCAATCACAAAGATTGGGGTATTAAAGTTCCGCAGAGAACAGCAGAAGTGCCTTCCGTTCCGGGATCAATTCTGGACGAGTATGGCAAGCCAATTATGAAGCCCGGTGCTGCCGCGACAGAAACTCCCGGCAACCTTGCATATTACGATCAGCTCAAGCGTGGCCTCGATGGCATCATCGCCAAAGCAGAGGCTGCGAATGATACCAACACTTTGGTTCAGGCCCAAGCAGCCAAAGATAAACTCGTAAAAGTTCTCGACCGAAAAGTCCCTGACATTCAGGATGCTTCCGGCAATCTGATCCAAGGCTACGGCAAAACGCGAGACCTTGCCTCGGAAACCTTCAAAGCTGCGAGTGCGCCAGAAGCTGGTTACAAATTCTTTGGCATGCAAAATGCTTACAAGCGTGCTGATCTTGAAAAAGTCCTGAAGACCTACACACCTGAACAGCGAGAGCTATTTTCGGGTGGGTATGCTGCGCGCCTCAATGAGATTGCTGGACAATCGAATGGTGTCAAAGCTCTCGCTGGCAAATTCCTTGCCGACCGGAATTTCCAAGAGCGTTCTCGGCTGGCTCTTGGGCAAGAGGCTTATGACATTTTCCGAGCCAAAACGCTGTCTGAGAACCTTTTGAACCAAGCCAAAACGCTAAACTTCATTGGTAATGCTCCAACAAGAGCAACATCTTTTGGAGCTGGTGCAGGTGGAGCGGGCGCAACAGCTTTGGCTGCGGGAGAGTTTCTGCTTAACAATTTCACCCTATCAGGGAGCACAATTGGAAGAGCCGCTGTGGCCGCTGTCGGCAGCGCTGCCCTCGGAGCTTCATTCAACCTTGCTGAGAAAAGGATGGCTGCACAGTTGATTCCTATGGCGACCAAAACAGACCCTCAGTCGATGCAGCAATTCGCTCGGTTGCTCGATGGCAACCCGACAGCTCGCAGGGTGTTCAATAAAATGAATACAGCCCTGAACACCGCCGAGCAGGAAGCTGTGAAAGGCTACCTTGCGCAGCCGAGCCAGCCAGAGCGCGCTTCTGGCGGACGGACCGGCTATGCTTCAGGCGGGGCAATCAGCCACGAAGCTCATGCCGACAGGCTCGTCGCTGCATCCGAAAGGGCGCACAAAGGTTGGCAAGCTGAAACCAAACCTTTGCTCGGTGCTTCTGACAACACAATCGCTCGTGCTCTTGAACTCGCCAACGCCAACACATAAGGTCTCGTCATGGCTTCCACATACACCACAAACAAGGTTATCGAGAAACCCGCCAGCGGTGACTATGCCAACGCATGGGCGGCTCCTGTCAACACCGACTGGGACATCATCGATCAAGCGTTCGGCGCAGTCACCAGCCTGAACGCGACAGCTGGCTCGGCAACACTGACTGCTGCGCAATATAGGTCTTTATCGTTGTCAATTTCCGGGGCGATGTCCGCAAATGTGACATACACCATCCCTTCTACGGTCGGTGGCCAATGGATGGTTTACAATGCAACGACTGATGCCTCAGGTGGCCCTTGGACGATCACCATTGCCTCTGCTGGTGGCGGGACAAGCGTCGTTATTCAGCGCAATAAAGCTACGAATATTTTGAGCGACGGAACCAACATCAGGTCGGTGTATGCTGAATCTCTAACAGCAGTAACGCCACCATTCGCATCCGGCACAGTCATGCTCTTTGTGCAGACAAGTGCGCCAACCGGCTGGACGAAAAGCACGACACATGACAACAAGGCCCTGCGTATCGTCAGCGGTGCAGCGAGCACTGGCGGGTCAGTTGCGTTTACGACAGCGTTTACGTCACAGGCCGTGGCGGGTACGGTCGGCAGCACGGTGCTGACAACCAGCCAAATTCCGTCCCACAGCCACACCACCCTCAGCGATGTGTTTGGCGTAAGCAGCGGCGGGGCCACCGTCATTTCAACAATTAGCGGAACTAGCGGTTCTAGATCCGGCGTGACAGCCGTTGAGGGTGGCGGTCTTGGTCACACCCACACATTCACTGGGACCGCGATCAATCTAGCTGTTCAATACGTTGATGTCATCATCGCAACTAAGGACTGACAATGCAGATCAAGAATGGGACGTTTTGCCCGCTGATTAAGAAAGACTGCGTCCAGCTTCAGTGCGCTTGGTTCACATGTCTGCGCGGTACCAACCCAAACACTGGCAAAGAAATTGACGAGTGGATGTGCGCTGTTTCCGCTTTACCCATGCTTCAAATCGAAGTGGCAAAGGAAGCAAGGCAAGGCGCTGCGGCGACCGAAAGTTTCCGTAACGAAATGGTCGGGATGCAAGCTGACTACAAAATAAAATCAGCCCTGAAGAACCTTTCAGATTCCGCAAAGCTGATTGAATAGGCTGTCGGCGCGACCATTGCTTCTCCTAAAAATCAGAGGCCTTTCCATCGGCGACCATGGCGAGGCACATCTCTCTTTGATGGCGCAACGTAGACGATCTTTGCATGTTCAATGCAATATGATTGATAGGCTTTCGGCTGCGCACAATATGAATGGTCGTCGAAAATCCATCGGCAATCGAATGGCCCAAGATCCATAATCTTTTTGCCCTGCGTTTCGACATGCGTCAGCTCTGGGAATGGCTCTGAAACACGGATGTATCTTTCCGGTTTTGTCAGCTTGATTTTGATTGGTTTAATCACAACCACCTCCTCTACAACTTTTGTTTCCGGCGGCGGAGGCAGAATGACAGCTTCCTTTTTCGGATTCCTTTGTTCGCCATTCCGCCCGACGACGCCCATGACTGCACTGCGTGTCATTCCGAGACAGTTCGCTATTTCGCCGGAGGTGCTATTTTGTCTCCACATTTCAATGATGCATTGATTGCGGAGCACATTTTTCTGACTGCTTTTCATTTTCATCTCCATTTAAAAAAGGGCACAGTTGCGCCCTAATAATTGCTATTATGCTTTTTCTTGGACGAGGCTTATTTCGGAAGAAGAAAACCTCTTTTTGACTTCAAAAATACCTTCATTCAGATTTTCTTCCTGATCCTCGTCCGGTGTGGTGAACTGCGCAGAGAATGCCACATTGACAATCGCCGAGATATAATTTTCAGGGTCGTTGGGGTTGTTTTGCATCTGCGCCAAATTGAGTGACATGACTACGATGGATATATCATAGGCAGTCAGGTGCGTGTTCAGCATCACAGTGGCTATGCGTGCGGCTTGGTCGAACACCAGACCCTTGGGGCCATAAAGATCCTCCAGCTCGTTTATCCTTGCGGTGCTGGATTTAATTATGTCGGAGTGATTCATTTCTTTTTCCTTTTTCAATGTTTTGTTCCTGGGTCGTAACATTTGACAAGATCTGTTGCGCCTCTGAGCGTCGAAAGTGCAAGCTCCCTTTTTGTTTCAACTGCAATCATCATAGACAGATGACAGATCATTGTTTCCGCTGCTGCGTATTTTATTACATTCGCCCGCTCTGATAATATTGCCAGCGATGCAACAGATATCGCAACAATGGCTTGCATTCTTTTTGAACTGTCTTGCTCTGCGTCTAGATCATTCAGAAACTTCTGAGGGTCAAAATCTTTCTCGAGCAAGAACATCATTCACCCTCTCCATCTAAGAAAAAGTTGTCGCTTGAAATTTGCCGCACGACATACATCTCCTTTTTGGTTGAGTAGCGAGCTACATTGATTTCATAATGAAGCTCTGCCAGATGAAAAATCATCATAGCGAAAATCATTGCATCTCCATAGTCGGCTATGACATCCTCTTCCGGGTCGAAACTCTTTAACTCTTTGTGGATGCGAGTTTCAAACCTTGCAGTGTGCTCTGGTCCGATCATATCATCAAACATCGGCGACTCGCAAACATAAACGATCTCGTCGCCAAGTTTTCTGAGGTGATCAGTTCCAAACCTGAAGTTTGGGTGCGGGACGAATACTCGTTTAAACTTTGTCATTTGCTCGCCTTGTTAAGTTCCAGCATCAAAGATTCAATCTCGACACAAATGTTTAAAAGTTTCGCTGTCAATCTCTTGATGCGCATCTCTGTCGGATCTGAATAAGCCAAAACCTTTTTGCTTACTCTGTTTTTCTTATGGTCGATTGGTTTGCTGTGCTGCCTACGGTCAATGTGGCTAATAAACTCATACACTGCCGTGGGGTATCTGCGTCCAGAAGGGCCAATCAGCGTTCGCGAGCCGCTAACTTTGATTGCGCCATATCTCTTTAGCATGCACAATGCAGCGCTAACATTGGGCCATTTCTCAGATGGCAGCTTCAGAGCGATTGCAGGCTCTTGGTAGCTGAATTTGAAACCTGTGTTGTTTTTAGAAATCCACTCATAGACGAGCTGGGAGGTGGATTTTTCTCCACCATTGCGGAATCTATAGGCCATTTTGCATTCTCCATTTGACATTTACAATGGCACTATGCCTCGTTTTTTGGTGCAAGGAAACTGTTTTATTCGTTTTCTAGCAGGAAATCGAAAATTTTGCGGTATTCGTCCAGCGTTAGGTCCGAGATGGACTTCTTGTCCTGTAGGTTTTTGAGGATTTTTGCATCTGGAGATTTATTTGCGATGAGGTCGAAATAGGTGACTGTGCCGACAGTCCCATCGCGCCATGTGCGACCTTCACTCTGCCACCGGGCAAGGGAATTGAAGCTGTTGGAATAGTAGATGTTGGTGTTGCACAATCCCTGAAGGTTGAGCCCTGTGCCGGCAGCTTCTGGCGAGGCCACCAAATACCGCACAGTTGAATTGGCATCTAGGAATGCAGCCTTGTGGCGCTCGCGCTCGGCTTGAGTCGTCTTGCCGTAGTAATGGACTGCGACTGAAGGCAACACCTCCATAACATTCTCAATGTCGCGATTGAACCTGCACCAGATGATCGCCTTGCCCTCCCGCTGGTCGAGGATCGATTGCAGCTCGACCAAACGAGGATTTGGTAGGCTCATAAAAGACCCATCATCCATCGGCAAATAGCCACAGCTGATTTGCTGCAGCTTTGTCAAAAGCCCAGCCGCATTACTGACAGAAGAGAAATCTTTGTTTTGGGCCTGAATGAAAAACTGCTCTTTGAGCTCCTTCATAAGTTTCTTCTGATGGTCGGACAGATGGAATTGGCGCGTGACGTAGACTTTTGGCGGCAGGTCCAGCGCCTCCTCGCTCGTGATGCGGAAAATGTGCGGGTCGATTTTCTCGTACAGTTTCTCTAGGTTTTTGTATCCAGTTATCATCGGCCCAAAATCAGTTTGGCGCACATGGCAATATTCATTGCGGTAAGTCGTCACATACCTGTGGCCCAAAATGTTGGGATTCAGGAATTTGAACTGCGAGAACAGGTCGATCACATTCTTGGCGATCGGGGTGCCGGTCATGATCATTTTGTATTTGCACAAATTGCCAAACATGATCGCGTTCTTTGTGCGCTGGGCAGTCAGGCTCTTGATGTCCTGGGACTCGTCCACCACCATCATGCATCGGTTTTTTGCTGATTTGATAAACTCCATAATGAATCTCTCGCCATTCTTGGTAATGATGGCGTCAATGTTGATGGCGAATATTTTCAGCCCTTCAAACCTGAGCATGATGGCGAACTCTGCAGATGATGCTTTTGTTTTGCCGA